TTTACAATCATTTGACTATTTCTGGAGTGACTTCCACTTGACCACGAGCCAAGGTCATTACCTTAGATGTGGATGTTTGAGTAAGTTCAAGAGCCCAGACATAATCGGTCTTAGTTAGAGTCGCAGTTTGAGCAGGTGTGAACGAAAATGATACAGAATTAGTTGACGTGTTCACTGTCGGAGTGATGTCAATAAGAGCTGTGGTTGACGGGTTCTCTTTAACCTGTAACTTGGCAGTCCAACCAGTCAAAGGAAATGCAACACCATCGCTGTCAGTAGGGTAAAACGAGCAATCCCCAGAGACACTAGGAAACGTGGAGCCAGCAACAACATACAAATCAAACTGGCCATCAGTAATGGTGTAAGTCTCACTCAACGTCTGTAACCTCTACAACAGGCTCCTCAACAGGTGCAACGTCATTAGACGGAAATACAGGTTCATCCAGAATCTCTACGTTGATCCAGGTGGTAACTTTTGGTGCTAATACAGGCTCTTTTGCCATTTGCTTATTCCTTTGTTAGTTTGTCGAACTCGGCTTTTAGTTTTACATGCTCTTTATGGAGACTCAAATACTTGTCACGCCATAAATCTAAATCTACTTTCAAAGCGTCAATCTCTGCTTTTAGTTTATCCAACTGCTCGAACATTTCAGCCCTTAGACGCTCCTCAACGCTGATAGACTGCCCTCTACGAGTAGATAGGTATTTCAGTAAGGTTGAAAGTCCTGTGCCTCCTAGGAGCCCTGAGAGGAGTATCCAGATGTTATCAGGCATCAAATACCTTTCCAGAGTCCAAGGTTCATTTCCCAGTGATCCGCATTTATAGTATGCCCAATACGAGTGATAAGACAGATTTCCTGCAGTGTCGGTAAACCTGTGGAAGCAAACTCTACCTGGACTGCACTGCCAATATCAGGGTTCAAAATCACAGAGGTAGTGCCATCACGCTTAATTGGAGGAGCGGTTACAGAGTTGATTCTTTTAGGTGTAGCTGCACCCGATACCTGACTAGCCCAGTCGCCTCTAGTGGAGATACCACCATAATCAAAAGTTACTTCAAAGACACCCAGTTGAGCACCGTAAGCAGTTACAGAGGTTGAGTTAGTTGAGGTAGAGCTGATACCAGTTACGAGTTCTGTCACTTTGACTTTGTTAGCAATATCGTCTGACTTGTAAGTCAAGTCAATGGAATCCATGCAGACATGGTAAGACGCTGAGGTATGAACGTTAGAGATGGTCAAATTAGTCGAGTTCCAGCTAGTCCCCTGGAGAGTGTTAATGTCTGATCTAGTGTGATACAAAATGTTATTCTCTTTGTCAGCCCACATCCAGCCCAATTCGGCGTCTAGCAGTTGATTAAAAATCTCACCCGAAGCTGTGTCAATCCAAGTGTTAGCCCACTGAGTTGTAGAACTTCCACCGGATAAAGCCTGAGTCAAAGTAATTCTAGAATCTATTGCTGTGACCGCTGAACCTAGTTGACCCATAACGTTTTTAAATGACCTGTTAGTGGTAGTTCCAGTAATGCTAAAAGACGATAACTGAGTGTTGAGCATCACTTTCATTAAGTCATTGGCAGTAATTTGAATAGCAAGTTTACGAGTTTCAGAGACATATTGCATACCAACATTTTGAATGATTCCAACAAATAGAGGGTTCCAGACAGAACCGTCATAATAGCGAATCCTAAAGTTCTGATTACTTTTATACGCTGGACCAGTAAGCAAATCGGCAAGACTTGACTTCATCATAGAGACAGTGGCAGTTCCAATGTCAGGTCTAGCGAACACGTTATTTTCAACAATGATTCCTCGGTCAATGTTTACTTCAAAAGAGTCTGCAACAATTTCATTCCAAGTGCCAGAGGGATACTCGTATTGAATTGAAAGGTCAGTCTGAACGTTGAAAACCATTAGTTGACCAAATACTTTCGACCTGTTTTCTTTTCATAAATGCGAATCTCACGAATAATGTCTGCAGCTGTAATCACAGCTTTGTTAATGTTGATTTCATAAGTAGCATTACCAGCAAGAGAGGCTTGAGCCTGAGCACCAGCTCCAGTGGTATAAAGACTTTCAGACAAGCCTAAGAATGTGCCAAGTTTAGATCCAGAGGCTAACAGACCTTTAGCAACAATGTTTCCCTGAGCGGGACCCATAGCAACAATTTGGTCTAGAACGGCTTGAGGAACTTTCTTATTTCTCAACTTGGCCAAGTTCTCACCAAAACCCTTAGCAGCTGCAACCACACGTTTCATCTTGGCAATAACTACGTCAATGTTAAAGACAGAGTTTTCATCCTTTCCAAAAGTTCCAAACGCCAAACCGATACTGTCTCTAAACTTTTCAGCAGTAGATTTTACTTTGCCAATTTCACTATCAAGAGCACGTCTAATTTCCTTAGACATATCCGCAATTTTTTGAGCAGCAACCGATTTTTTATTTTTATCTGCCAAATATGCTTCATTCAAACCAGAAAGATAAGCACCGTAATTGTCGTATCCTAATCGCAACCAAGCATCCGAGGTCTCTGGAATAGGATTTAAAAATGCATTTTTCTCAGGATTAAGATAATCAAGTTCAGGCCCAACAGGTGCACCATCCACATAAGTTTCCTGAGCATCAGCTGCACCCAACCAACTCTCCGCCAATACACCAACAGCAACAGCAATAGCACCAATGCCAGTTCCAAGTAGAGCAACCTTTAAAAGTTTTGTTTGAGCAGTCGCCAGTGAAGTTACAAAAGTATAAAGTCTGACTGCACCAGCAACCGCACCCCAAGCAATTTTAACAAAAATGATAGCAGCTAAAACTGCTTTAATGACGGTAATGTTATCAAGTAAAAACTTGGTGGTATCAACAATAATGGATCCAATAACTTTAAATAAACCTGCAACTTGTTGCAAATTGTCTTGACCTTTAGGACTTGCTAGATAAGTTGAAAACTGTTCGATTGCTGGTAGTAAAGTAACGCCAATGGTTTCCTGTAAATCTTGAAAGATAATACTTAAACGCCTATAAGGGTCATTTTTAGCTGCGGTAGCAGAGGCATTTGCAAACTTTTCATCAAGTCTCGCCATGACATCGCCAGTAAGGTCGATACCTGGAACAAGTTTCTTTAGAGCTGTGGTCTGACCGTTATAGGCTTTGCTCAATGCTGAGGTAACTGTATCTAACCCTTTGCCTGTTCCTGCCGAAACATTCAGAGCAGTGTCCAAAAGTTTTTGACCGGCACTAAGAGATCCAGTTGCTAAAACAGTTTTGGCGAGAGCAGGTCTAAGTTCATCATCTAACACTGAGGCTGAAAGTTGAGTTCTCTTAATGTAGGCTTCCGCCGAAGCAATAGTGCCCTCAGTAGCCTTAACAGTGTTTCTAAGAGAGTTTGCTAATAGTGCCTGACTCTTGATGTCCTCAGATGCAGCTTTAGCCGAATCTTTCATAAATCCAGCAAGTTTAGCAAAACCTAAACCAAGTCCAACCGCTCCAAGAGTCTTAGACATCTGACCATTCAAAGTCTGAGTTGCTTTAGTAAGTTTCTTAAAATCGTTGACTACAACTGCAGTAGTTTTAGAGAGTTTGTTATTGCCAATAAAATTGACGACTAGATTCTGTGCCATTACTCTTTCTCTTTCAACTTGTCAGCAATTACTCTAAACTCTCGCAACGTCATGGACTTAGCCTCAGTAAGACTCAATCCTGCATGGACTACCATGAACGCTACTCTCTCTGCCGAGGACTCGGCAATTACTCTTTTGGGTCGTCAGCACCTAAGAACAAAGCCTGTGCATCCTTTAGAGGAATCTTGCCAGCCTGTTCAATGGTATAACTAGGGTCTTGACGTTTCTTGATGATAAAGATGATGGCCTTTAGAGCTTTACCTTTAGCCTGACCTGCGTCCATAAGTTGATCTATGGATGTGCCTGTCATAAGCTCGATGGTTTCAACTTCATCAAGAGTTAGTGTTTCGAAATCAAATTGCGCTGTGGTTGTCATTTATTTACTTCCTGGTAGTTTGTCGATTGCGTCTCGCATGAGTTTCTCATAATTCTGAGTAATCTCCTCCTTAGTGTAACCCAATGCATCATGAAAAAATGGTTGTGGCTTGATGCCTCGATAAGTGCCTGGCTTAAGTGTTCCCCTGTGAGCATGAGATACAACAGCCCATCCCCAGTGAATAGGGTTCGCATAAGGTGCACGTTTACCGCCAGCCTGAACACTGGCTCCGTATTGAGTCCGCTTAGGTCTCGCAGTCGAAGCCAGTATTCCAGTTCTGACAGGTATCAAAGGTTTAGCAGCTTGAATAAGGATTAGCGCAGCTTGGTAGCCAGGTTCAGTTAGAACCTCTTTACTAGCACCAAGTTCACGCATCGCCTGAATAGTGAGCCCTAAGCCCTCAACTGATACCATCTCACCTTTTTCAAGGTTAGACATTTTGTTTAGGCAGCAGTCTTTAGTGTTACACCGTAGTAAACAGGAGGAGTTGTGCTTGGTGTGTGAACAGAGTTCAGAACAGTCAAAGTCACAGAGAACTTCACTACGTCACCAGAGTTTAGGCTTAGTGGAGGCAACTGGTCGAATATGACTGAGCCTGTGTAGTGAGGTTGAGTTGTGCTTGCAGTAGCGTTGCCATTAGGTGCAATGACGAATGCCACAGTAGTTCCAAAGTTAGCCCAAAGCAGACGGTATAGGGAAGCTGTGTCGCCTGAGGTTACACCATCAAGTTGCAGTTTCCATTCTCCGCCAGGACGAACTTCACAGAATGTCTGAACATCACCAGAGGCATCGCCAAGAGTAAGTTCGACTAGGTTTGTGTCACAGCTGAAATCAGTTGTTCCAATTTTGAAAACAATGTTAGTTGCTTTAATGCGGGTTGATGTTGCCATCGGGTTCTCCTTTTAGAGTGTTATGGATAGGTCAAGGTTTAGATCAGAGGCCAAATACTCAGCACTATTAACTGCCAAACGATAGGCAGGGTTAACAGATTTGAGAACAGCGTAACCAAGGTCGCCGATAGCGGAAACCGTTTGAGCAATAAGAGCATCAAGAGCCTCAGTTGCCTCCTCATTAGTTGCAGTCATAGCAACCAAGGTTAGAGTCAAACCAAGTCGATACTCAGAACCTACAGTTTCAGGTGTCAGGTAAGGTGAACCTCCAGAGATAATGACAATCGGAGGAACTACACGCTCAGGAACATAGTCCAAAACTTCTAACCCTGCATTCTGCAGTGCTAGTTGTAATTCCGCTTTAGATACGGTTATCTCGTTGGTCACAGTCCAGGACCTGTAAACGGTAGGAGCATCTCTCTAGCTGCATTCATAGGATCTTTAGCGATTCTCACCACTGAACCTAAATCTGCAAATTGAGCGACACCATTTGGAGCGGAGCGACGGTGGAACAGTTCTGATGCACACGATAAAATCGCACTATCGAGAACGTCTGAGGGAACTCTGGAGGAACCAACAAACTTAGCGACCATTTGATTAGCCGAAGCCAAACAAGAGTCAACAAAGTCTGAGACTTCCTTAGTCCCAACATACGCTCTAAACTGCACCACCGTCACTGCCATGAGCTATTAGGCTCCTGTGTTGATCTTGACGATTGCACCCTCGAATGGAACAGCGAAAGCTGCGTATCCATAGACAGAGTAGAAATCAGACAAGGTAGTTGCATCAGTTGTTGATAGACGTGCAGGGTTGCCAGCAGACTCGTAAGTTGTTAGAGCCAATGAGTTAGCAATGTAAGCGGTCTTAGCGTCAAGAGCAGGGTCAACAATGATTGGCAAGCCGAATACTGAACCGCGTAGTCCAGGAATGTCAGCAGTTCCAATGTTGTTGTCTCCAGCACCAGTCTGCAGAATTACTGGACGGCCAGTAGTGTCAACGATACCAACTAGACGCTTGTAAGCAGTTACACCAGCAACAATGAACTCAGGTGATAGACCTGTGTTTGTGTAGATGTATGCAGATGCGTCAGCGATTGCACCAGCAACACCAGTTGCAGTTAGAGCAGATGCGTCAACAGTTTTAGAACCAGTCCAAGTTAGAGCTGCAAGAACAGCAATAAACTCAGTGTTCATTTTCTTTGCGTAAGCCAAAGACATCGCCTGGAATGCTACATCAAGGTAGTTTACAGTCGAACGCTCAACAGCTTGCTTGCTCAACTTCACATAACCGCCGTAAGTGTTTACAGAAACAGAAACGGTTGATAGAGAGATGTCGCCAGTTGATACAGCTGCGTTTTCTGCAGACTGCTTACCGACAGCAATGGTGTTGGTGTTAATCTTTGCGTATTCAACGCTTAGACCGGTAGCAGGTAGAGCACTCATGCTGAAAGCAGCAAGTGTTGGACGACCTGAGTTGATTAGGCTGTTTACAAAGCCCACGAATGCAGGACGTAATGCAACGTCTGCAGATGTAGCTGCACGGAACAAGTCAACAGCGTCGCTGTCACCTGATACAAGTGCCTTTGCGTATTCACCCTGAGAGCGGAACTTGCCCTCGGTTGAAACGCTGATTGCTGGAGTCTTTACCAATTCAAGTTCTCTGCGGATTTCAGCCACTTCGTCTTGAACAGCACGGACGTCCAATTCCATGTTTTCAGACATGTTGGTTTCCTTTGTTCGGATTGAATCCGCTACCACCTCGGCAACGGTTATTTCTTCCTGGCGAACTTCGGAGACAGATGCCCCTGCGAACGCTGGAAAACTTACTAGGCTAACCTCTTTTAGGTCAACCAATGTTCTAGTCACTAGAGAACCATCTCTGGTCTGCTCTAAAGGCATGAAGCCCACTGAGAACTTGTTGATAACACCATCTTGTAAAAGTGTGTAAGCCTCTTGGCCTCTAAGAGTGTCAGAGATCATGGCACGGATTTCAAATCCAGCCTCGGTGTCTCTACCCTCAAGAATCTTGCCAATAGGTTCTGAGTGTTGCCAAAAGAGTTTGACATCCTCAACAGATCTAATAGCACCTGGAGCAAACTTTTCCTGATACGAACCAATGTCAGCAACTTGGTTATATGGAACAGCAATTCCAACTACTTCTCTAGTTTCAGGTTCTAAACGAACTTCAAAACTTCTTACTTCCATCTCACTCATTGGAGACCTTCCTTTATTCTTACTTCATCAGATGTCATAAAACCTGCACGAATAGCAGTCTCATACATGTTAAAACGGTTAGCCATGTCAGCTCTAAATAGGCCCTCAAAGTTGAACTCTGCTCTGGTTCCTCTAGGTAGGCACTCAGATAAAGCGTCAGAAATAGCGTCAGTGTAGGCCATGATTGTGTGACGGTAAAAGACTTGGTTCTCGTCTTGGAGGTTGCTGTAAGTATCTGAGGTTCCATCCACACCAGTCAAAAGTAGTCTCGCAGGAACACCAAAGAGTCTGGCAATACCTTGAACCTGTTGCATGTTCACGTCAGTGAATAGAGCGTCTTTAGGGTTTAGTTGAACAGTCTGCCATTCAAAACCCTGACCTAAAACAGCAACTTTACGCTCAGACTGCTTCGCATGCCATCTCTCAGTGATGTCGTTTGCGTCCTCAGCACCAATAGGCTTATCAGTCTTTAGAATGCCTGTCGGAATGCCACCCTGAGAGAACCAGTTAGCTGCAAAGTTTCTGAGGTCAAGAGCAGCTGCAACATCTTTATTACAAGCGTCAATAGGTCCCAATGAGCGGAGATACCCTGCTCTAGGAAATAGTTTTAGATGTTGGATGTCTGACTGAGTTGTATTTAGGACTGACTGATTGCTCAACTGGTAGTCATAGTAAATCTTGCCATCAGGTTCAGAACGAATGGTCACTGCGTTAGATGGAATCAAAGTCAGGTTATTTACTTGACCATTAGATCCATAAGATTTTAGCCAAAATGCGTTTCCATCAAGTGCCAGGCTAACGACAGTTTCAAACAGAAAGTTTCTGCGAGTATCTGCATAGTTAGGCTTATTGACCAGAACAGGGTTTTCAACAGGAACCTCAATACCAGTCGCATACCTGTAAGAGTTCAAAGGCATCTTAGAGATAGGTGTAGCAATGATTTGTATAGACCTATATACCGCTGTAAGCGTTAGAGCTTGATTCTCACCAACAGCGTAGTCAGAACGGGTAGGCCAAACTGGAGTAGTAGCACGTTGTTCACGGTCCCTACCCAAAAGCCTGTCAAATAGATTTGCCATTAGTCAAAAACGTATAGCACACTCACGACAAAGTCAAAAAACTTGATGCTCAAAGTTCTGGTGTGTCGCAGAAACATATAAGGCCATAATCGTTGCCATTAGAGCGTCAATATCTCCAAGAGACTCTTTCCGACTAATCAGCCAAGTTTCACCAGTGTATTTAGCAATGCCCTTAGGTGACTGTAACTGCAGTAATGGATCGTTGCGATGTTTGACTGTCCCAGCTGTGAACATGGCATACACAGTCGAGCAAGCCGATGAAATCTCTTTAGTCCATAACTGCCAGAGAGGTAATCCATCACCTTTAAGACGTTTCGCCAAGTTAGGCAACTGCCTATCATCGAGAGTTATGGCAATGACGTTTCCTCGGTCATAGAGTTCTCGGACTGCAGTATAAAGTTGTTGTTCAGTAGCACCTGCAAAACCTCTAACCAGTTCAGTTTCATAAGTGCCATCCTCACATTTGCGAGCAGCTGCGATTGTTGCGTATTCCCAATTCTTAGTTCTATCGACAGAGATGATGACATCCTTTTGCTCAGTGATACCGTCACCGGAGGCTTTAGCAAATAGGTCTGAGGGAATCCATGACTGCGACGTTCCAGAGATGAACTGATTGAGTCGATAACGTCTAGCCTCATGTTCTGGAATGCTCCGAATGTCTGAGAGAACTGTTCCTAAATCTAATCTGCCAGCGTCAATAGATGGATTAGCCATTTTGAGTGCCAGAGGTTCATCAACCTGTGCACCGTCAGGTGCTTGCCAGCAAAAGAAACCAAATCGCTCTAAGTCAGTGTCCCCTTGAGATGCTGAGGTTCCTAACTTGTATAGATCTAACAACGTTTCACTTGACTGGTCTCCAGCGGTAGTGATACCGATAACCATTCCATCTTTACGTTGAGCAGTTCCTAAAACTGCAGCTGACCACATGCCTCGTTTAGCAAGGTGTAGTTCATCAAAGAGACATAGAGACATCGGGATACCTTGCAGAGCTGCCTCTTTAGCTGCTTTCACGTCATAACGTCCAGAACCGTCCAGAGTAGTAATACCTCGTTGCTCAGTTGCTTTCTTAAAGCGTTTCTTAAGGTATTCGTTATTTTGAATAGTGAACAGGACTCGACTGTAAATGATTCGGGCTTGGTCTGTCGATGATGCCAGGGAGATTACGTTAGCACCTTGCTGATGGAGCAAGAGTCCATAAACACCAAGAATCGCACCCAGTAAAGATTTACCGTTCTGCCTACCCATGCTAACCACGATTTGACGGTAGCGAAGTTGACCAGGATAAGTCGGATGGTTGTCAGGATACCGCTCCAACATGTGTCTTAGTAACCACTTTTGCCATTCATCAAGCTCTAAACCCTCAGGCTGTTCAGGTGACTTCCAAGCCAGTCTGACCAGTTCAATTAGTTTGTCGCCATCAGTAGGAAACTTGTTTCCCCGATACTGCAAAGGACGTGTCCAGAGCGCAGGAAGCCTAAGACCTTTCCTAACAGAACTCATCGTTTGAGTAGAGCCTCTAATGGATCAGCATGACCTGTATCGCCAATAGACCGCTTTAGTTCAAGGTAAGTTTTGCGGAGTTCCGCAGCTGTGGATGTATTTGCTTTAGTGTCAAAGTCTGTGGCCAATGCCAAGCAGATTTGAGCAAGAATCTTTTGGTCCAGTGTCAGGTCTAAACCTTTCAACCAACTATCTAATGCCTCTTTTACCATTACGAGTTCCTCTCTCTGGATAATTTACCCAATCGGTCTTAATGAAAAAACTTGCGTGGGATGAACCGAGGTCCATAGAAACAACCCTACCACCTGTTAGCAAGGCGATAGGGCTTATCTGATGGCCCATTTATTCAGGACTAT